AGAATTATCAAAAGCTGGCGATGAATTGTCAAATGCAGGTGTCCAGTTAAAAGAAGAATTATCAGTAGCAAAAGATGAAGCAAAGGATGCTATAAAAACAGATCCTCCAAAAGAAGAACTGTTAGAAATTGAACCCGAACCAGATCTAAAAGAAGATAAATTAAAATCATTGGATGATGAACCTAAACCCGAAACGAAAATGAAAAAGTTATAAAGGAGAATGTATGCCAGGATTAGCTATTGTTTTTCATAAACATTTTAAAAATAACAAATATGAAATAATGTTTAACAAAAACACAGGACTTGAAATAATGAGAGGGGTTAATGGGCATGAAGATCCTTTTTCATTAATACTCCCATCATTACTTGATATTGGTATAATGGGCACCTGTAAAAATAAATGCCCATTTTGTTATCAAGGTCATGAAAACAAACCCAATATGAAGATTGAAGATTTCAAAACAATTATTGATCAAGTCAAACATCATGTTAATCAAGTTGCATTGGGTGGAAGAGGTGATCCAAATAAACATGAAAACTTCTATGAAATTCTATCATATTGTAAAGATAACAATGTTGTGCCAAATTATACAACAAGCGGAATTTATTTGACCGATCAAGAAGTTGAAATATCAATGAATTGTGGGGCTGTTGCTGTTAGCGAATATCAACAGGATTACACATATAGAGCAATCCAAATGTTTATAGATGCAGGAATTAAAACTAATATTCATTTAATATTTTCAAAAGATAGTTTTGATACATGCATTGACATACTCAATGGAAAAGATGTATGGCAAAACAAAGTTGATATTGATAATTTAAATGCGGTTATATTTCTATTATTTAAACCACAAGGCGCTGGGAAGAACATTAAAGAGCTTATACCCACCGAAGATCAATACAAAACATTTTCAGAACTTGTATTCAAACCATCTTCTAAATTTAAAGTTGGGATGGATAGTTGTTTAGTTAATCATACATTACAATATGCTAAACCAAGTAAACTCCAGCGAATGTCAATTGATACATGTGAAGGTGCGAGAATGTCAGCATATATTACACCTGATATGAAAATGATGCCGTGTAGTTTTTCGGATCATTCGATTTCTACTTTAATTACAAAGACATCGCCAATCACAAACATATGGAATGATTCAACTCCCTTTAATGATTTCAGAAAAGTCCTTGAAGGAAACCAAATGACATGTCCATTAGGATTATGAGGTTAATATGAAAATAAAAAGTGATTTTGTTACAAATTCATCTAGTTCAGCATTTGTTGTTATGTGGCCACATGAAATTAAAACCATTGAAGATGTAACGCCATATATAATAAACAAGAACTTTGCCGAAACTGTTTTTAATGATGCAATGAAGTCACCTCCATTATTAAAATCACATCCAAACCTGTTACCAATATTAACAGAAGAATTTAACTCTGGAGCTGTATATGGCATAGAACAACTAGATTCGTATAAATATGATAAATTATTTTGCGAACGAGAAGGTATTACAATAGAACAGTTTGAAGAGGTTGGTGCATGGCGAAATCAAATGTATAAAGAAATTGGAAAATTATCTGAAATTAATTGCTATAAATACGCCAAAAAACTTGTGGAGGGATTGGGCGATGAAGTGTTTATCTACATATTTGAATATGGCGATGAAGATGGTACATACTTTGGTGAATTGGAGCATGGGGACGTATTCAACAAGCTACCAAACATCCAGATCAGCAAACATTAAGAGGAGGATTAATTTAATGAGCTCTATACCACCACTGAAAAATACAAATACAGACGATTGTTATGACCACACCTATGATCGAGAAGAAGTGGTTAATTCAAGAATTGATAATTATTTTACAGTTGAGTTTGTTGCCATTCCTCCAGATTTTGATATATCAAATTATCTTTCTTTGAGAGAACAGGCAGGAATATTCGGAGATTTGAAAAATGTTAATTTAGACCAAGTTCGAAAAATTGCCGATGGCGCTAAATTTTCTCCAGTATTTTCAGTTTTAAATAATGCTCAGTTAAGCGTTGAGTCGTGTTTGTATTTTCTATATGTTGTAAATGAGCTTGGTCTTGTTGTTAAATCTATTCACAATCCCATCAGAAAATCATCTTCAAGTTATAAAGGTTTTCTGAGTTGGCATAATGAATCTAAGGGAAATCATATGTATATTAGTGGGCAGGCAGTTAAAAGAATCAATATTATTATTATAAATATATTTCCTTTGATGAATCAGGATGTTATTGATGAAGCAATGGGGATAGCAGCAAATCTACAGGAATATCAAAAGGAAGTGGATAATAACTTAAAGAAGGTTTCTTAAATAGGGGGGAAAGATGCTAGAAATATTAATTATATATCTTACATTCGGGATCATATTTGATTTAACCCACAAAATTACCAGGACACGGAAAATGCCAATGTGGGTAGCACATTTGCAAGTAATTGTTGGGTGGCTTCCAATAGTTGCATATTCAATTTTTAAACAACCTTCACCAAAGAGAGATTTGTATAAAGCTCTCAACAAACCAATATCCGAAACAGGTCTTATACAAAAATTACCGGGTATTGAGATGCCAGGAAAGTAAATTGCCGACGAAAAAAAGACCTGGAAGGATTACTATTCCAACCAGGTCTTTTTTTGTTCTAATTATTGAATAAAGAAGTTCAGTTCAATTTGTTCAACAGCTCTTGTTGGTTGTAGCATAATATTAACATGAAATTTCTTGGTTTTCTTTTCATAGTCAGTTGCACCAACTTCTACTGAATAATTGTCCAGACCTCGTTTACTTCTGATTAACTCTAAGAACTCTGTTACTGATCCAGCTACTTGTCCCCAAGTGATCTGGTCGTTTTGTTCAAAGATGAAGAAACGACAGAATTGTTCAATTGCTCGTTTGCAATAAAGAACAAGTCTTGTAACATTTAGATCTTGTAGAGCGCTTGCTTTTGCTTGAGATGTAAGTTGTCCCCAAACAACATATCCAGCTGCAAATTTCACAATTGGATTTAGTTGTTTTAGATACAATTGATCCCTTTGACTCAATGTTGGATTATATCTTAGTTCTTTAATTGAGTCAATTGCTGCTCTTTGGAATCCAGCAGGTGCAAACCACAGTTCAGCTACATTATCATTTCTTGGAATCAGATATGACATGTGATAAACAGGTGAGAACCAAACATCTTCTCCTGTAAATGGATCAGATACTTTATTATAACATTCATATAGAGCAACATAGTAATTATTGAATGTATTAGTACTGGTTCTTGTAGATAATGCTAAAGTTACAGTTGTGTTATCACCGTTATCAAGAATACCAACACAGTCACGTCTGGTTTGACATAATGTGCTAATAGCAGTCTTAACATCAGCAGGATAACCAGCATCATATACAAGTGTGAAGTAATTGTTTTCTGGGTCAAGAATTCTATCATCAATCAATCCAGAATATCCTTGCTCTAATAATGTTTCAGCTTCAGTTGTATCAAGATCACCCGACTCATCAACCAATGAACCCTCAGATCCTTTTCTAAGAGGTTTTGGTTCAGAAGAAGCGAATGGTTCAGCCAAATTTGAGTATGACTTTTTAACCTCATATGTGACAGCAGAAGCTATATCAAATGCAGCTAATGCTGTTACAGTACCATTCCATGCCTGTGTACTACCAGTCAAACTTCTATCTTGGAATACAGTAATTTCAGAGTCATCAGTTGAAGCATTAGCTGTTCCTAACCAACCCCAAATTTCATTTCCTTTAGCATCTTTTGCAGAAATAACAAATCCAGCACTACCTGTTGTATCACCACCAGTTGCTTGCCATTGACCAAAATCTTGTTTGTTATCATCAATAGTTGCTGATCCTGATGTTAAATCAACAGTTACGGTTCCAATATCTTTATCATACACTCTAGAAGTTAAATCATAACCTGATGTATAGTCACCGTTTGCAAGAGTCATTACTGCTCTTAACATACTTGAATATGTTTCTAGCATAGATACAATAAAAATTGAATCTCCAGCACTATCTTTTGCATACGGATCAAATGAAACATCAAACGACTCGATGATTACATCATCACCATCAGATTGTTTTTCATAAATATCAAGAACATAAACCCCTGTTAAAGTTGGGTTTGAATGTGCTGTTAGCCGAATCCCAAGTGAGTTATAAAAACCACCTCTACCAATTGGATATAAAAATGCAACTGGTTGAGTAGTACCAGATATTGCTAAATTAGTTTTAAGTTCTGCGAGTGTACTAATCCCTTCCACATATGTAATACTAATACTGGAAGTTGTATCTAAAGCAGCAAGTTTGCTATCAATTCTTATATTAGAAAATGTAGCATCATCTGGTAACAATCTCATCCAATATAAAGCACCTGACTCTCCTAAGTGGTTATAAGCAATATAAGGACCTTGTCCATAATTTTTGCCATAATCTCTTATATCAGGTTCACCCCATTCACTGATAAAATCAGATCTTGAACCTATAAATAGTAATTCGTTATCTCTTCCTTTTCTAGAAAATCCACATGCAAATCCGATTGTTGATGGGACATTTTGTATGAATGTAGATAAATCTATTATTTTTGTAAAAACTCCAGGCGAAACATTTGCCATTAGCGTATCCTCCTATTATATTCTTATACATTAGTTTCTATAATATAGCTCATCCTTTATAATTTCTTTTTTTCTTATTAATTATTCTATTTATAATTTAGATACGCTTTCTAAAACTCTCTAATCTTTTATCAAATAAATCCTTTAAAAATAAAGATACCACACAAAAATTAATCGTCTTTCTGATGTTTTAA